TGATATATAAAAAATTGAAAATTCTCATAAATGATTCTTTATTATTTTTTATTGATATATAAAAAATTGAAAATTCTCATAAATGATTCTTTATTATTTTTTATTGATATATAAAAAATTGAAAATTCTCATAAATGATTCTTTATTATTTTTTATTGATATATAAAAAATTGAAAATTTTCATAAATGATTCTTTATTATTTTTTATTGATATATAAAAAATTGAAAATTCTCATAAATGATTCTTTATTATTTTTTATTGATATATAAAAAATTGAAAATTTTCATAAATGATTCTTTATTATTTTTTATTGATATATAAAAAATTGAAAATTCTCATAAATGATTCTTTATTATTTTTTATTGATATATAAAAAATTGAAAATATAATTATTTAATTTATTACTTACTTAAATTAATATTATCTAATATATATAAACAATGGACAATCCTATCTACGCATACGACAGAAATATAAGACAAATAGACAGAATTGAATTTGCCGTTTTACCCAATGAAGAAATTATTAATAAATCAGCATTTGGAAGAGATAATCCTGGTACTGAATTTCCTGATCTATATGAAAATGGTGAACCAAGAAAAGGTGGATTGGCTGACCCACGTCTTGGAACAATAGATATTAATACAATTTGTGCTACTTGTAGTTTTGATACAAATTTTTGTCCTGGTCATACTGGTCATATGACATTAGTTGACCCATTTTTTCATATAGGTTATATTGCACATATTAAAAAAATTTTAGATTGTATATGTTTAAAATGCTCTCGTGTTCTAATTTATAAAAATGAATCTAAAATTGCCGATATTCTTAAAACTAAAACTGGTAAAACAAGATTAGCAGAAGTATATAATGCTGTAAAACATATTAATTCTTGTTCTAGATGTGGTACAACTGTAGCAAAAATACGTTCAGAAATTAAAAAAACAACTGCTACTATTACTTTAATAGCAGAAACAGACCTTGAAAATATCAAAGATGAAGCTATTCAAAATTTAGGTTTAGGTAAAAAAAAATTAAAAAATGTATTAACACCTGAAGTAGTTTATGATAAATTAAAAAATATTAGCGATGATGATTGTATTATTTTAGGTATGGACCCAAAAAGAACACGACCTGAAAATATGATTCATACGATATTTTTAATTCCACCACTTTCTATTCGTCCTGCTGCAAAAGGTGATTTTTTAGGAGGAGCTCAAATGGAAGATGGACTTACACACCGATTAGTTGATATTGTTCGGTCAAATTATCGTATTATGAAAAATAGAGAAAGTGGTCATGATAATGTATCTAAATTTTCTTCGGATAATTCTAATTTATGTCAAATTCACATTGCTTCTTATTTTGATAAAGACCAAATATCTTCTCAAAAAGGAGATCAATCAAAAGAACGTTCACTTGCTCCAGGTATTAAAGCAAAAGAAGGTAGAATTAGAGGAAATCTTATGGGAAAACGTACAGATTTTACTGCTCGTACTGTAATTACTTCAGACCCTGTGATTGATTATAATGAAGTAAGAGTTCCTGTAAAAATTGCAATGACTTTAACATTCCCTGAAGTTGTTGGACCACATAATATTGAATATCTTACTGGACTTGTCAGAAAAGGTAGAACTAGTTATCCTGGTGCAAATTTTGTATTTCAAGCTGGTAATATTGCTACTGGTCATCATGTTAGACCTTTAGATTTACGTATTAAAAAAGAACAAGTAGAATTACGTTTTGGTGATATTGTTGAAAGACATCTTCAAACTGGTGATATTGTACTTTTAAATAGACAACCTACACTTCATAAACAAAGTATGATGGGTCATAGAATTAAAGTTGTTAATAATCCTGAATTGATGACATTTGGATTATCAGTATCAATTTGTAAACCATATAATGCTGATTTCGATGGAGATAAAATCTTGTCTTCAACAGTGGACTGCCAATAAAGTTGCTAAATATACTTTATTGGAAAAACAGTGTAAATTTAGCCTTAGATATAATCCACTAGTAATCTATTTTATGATAGATTGCAAGATTCCCAAATTGCGGGAATGTCCTAAAGCTTAATGTACTAACCTAATTATCGAAAGATATTAGGGGGTTCGCGTAATGGCGTTCATAACTTCTCAAAAAAAAAATGATTTTTTAATTATTTAAAAATTAAATACATATAAATATAAATATAAAATGGAAAATACAATATTAAATTTAGATGAAACGGATAAAATTAAAGGTCAAATATATTTAATAACAAATATAGAAACAAATAAATGTTATATAGGTCAAGTTCGTAGTCATAGAAAAAATAGAGAAAAATATAGACCATTTGGATATATTGGAAGATTCAATGATCACGTGAGTGAAGCAATCAATAATACTAAGAAAAAACAATGTACATATTTAAATAATGCTATTCGTAAATATGGAAAAGAAAAATTTAAAGTTGAATTGCTTGAAACGTGTGATACTTCTATAATTGATGAAAGAGAACAATTTTATATTAATGAAAAAAATACTCTTTTTCCAAATGGTTATAATTTAACAAAAGGTGGAAAAAATTTTTATTGTGAAAATGATATAGAAAATAATCAAGAATTTAATACACCTAAAAAAAGAGGTAGAGATTTTGGTTATAAACATACTGAATCTACTATAAAAAAAATGAAAGAACGTCTAACAAACAAAACATTAATAGACGCAAAAAAAAGTACTATGAAAGATACAATGAGTAAATTTTATGATAATAAAAAAATAGATATATTATCATCATATGAACTCGATGAAGATGTATCTAAATATATACGACCTGTTATAAATAAAGAAACAAATGAGATTCATGACTATTTAATCAGATTAAATAGAAACAAAAAATTAACTGTAAAAACACAAAATGAATCTTTAGATAAAAAATATGACCGATTATTTTCTATTTTAAATAAAGCAAAAGAAGAAAGAGATAAAAAAAATCAACAAAACAATGAAGAAAAAGATTTAAAACCTATTAAAAAAAAGAAAGAAAAATTATAAATAAATTAAAATTTGAGAAGTAAAGTAAAAATCATTAAGATGAGCGAAAGCGAAATGGATTATCCGCAGCCACTGACCTAAATTCGATATTTGATACGACAGAACATGGTTGGGGTTCAGAGACTTAACGGGAAACGGTCAATAATGATGGTCTAGTCAACCTGAATTGGCTTAAGATAAAGTCCAATGGCTCTTCGAAAGAAGAGATGCTAACTATCTTAAAAAGTAAACCTAAATTCTTTAAAAAAGAACATGGTGAACGGATAGTGAGTTCGGAGATGAATATTTTTATACCACAAAGTATACAAACACAAATAGAGCTAGAAGAAATAGCAGATGTAAAACTACAAATTATTTCCCCATCATCATCAAGAACAAGTATTGGTCTTGCACAAGATGGATTATTGGGGGCATATAATTTAACAAGTCCAGCAATGAAAATAAATTGGAGAAATTGTATGAATATTATATCATACACTAGTTTTGAAAAATTAGAAACATTTAAAAAGAAAAATTATACTGGACATGAATTATTTACTATGATTATTCCACCAGGTATTAATATTAAAGATAATAATATTGAAATAAAAGATTCTATTTTAACAAATGGACGTCTTACTAAAAATTATCTTGGTGAAAAGAAAAACTTTGCCATTCATCAAATTATTTGGGATGGTTATGGTTCAGCAGAAACAAAAAAATTTATTGATAATTCACAAAGATTAATTAATAACTTTAATTTGTATAATGGTTTTTCAGTTGGATATGGTGATGCTTGTATTGATGAATCTATTAAAAAAGATATTGATACTTTATTTTCAACAAAAGAACAAAAAGTTAATAATATGATTGCTGAAATTGAAAACAATCCAAATCTTATGGAAAAAGATGTTTTTGAATTTAAATTATTACAAGAAATGCAAAATACTTTATCAGATGTTGGTAAATTAATTATGAAAAATATTAATCCAGAAAATAATTTCAATATTATGTATGAATCTGGTTCAAAGGGTTCAATGGAAAATATTGCACAAATTGCGGGTTGTATGGGATTTCAAGCTGTAGAAGGAAACTTACCACCCAAGAAATATAATGAAAGAACTTTACCATATTTTCACCAAAATGATGATCGTGTAAAAGCACGTGGATTAATCAGAGAATCTTATATGGAAGGTCTTGATTTTTCATCATTTTGCTTTTTATTGATGGCTGGACGTGAAGGCATTATCGATGGTGCAATTAGAACAGCTACAACAGGTTATGCGCAACGTCGTCTTGTTAAATCTATGGAAGATATTATGGTTAAATATGATTCTTGTGTAAGAACAGCAAATAATTCTATTATACAACTTGTTTATGGTGATAATGGTTCAGATACAACAAAACAATATAGATATAATATTAAATTTGTATCTTTTGGAAATAAAGAATTAGAATTAAAACATAAATTTACAGATAAAGAATTAAAAGAATTTAAAAATTTTACTGAAAAAGATAATAATGCTCTTTTTAATGAATATTGTAAAATGAGAGATGAATATAGAATAATAATGATGAAGGCAAAATCAGATTTTAAAGCTCTTCAAACCAATCCATTTTTACCAATTAATTTAAATCGTATTATTACTAAAAATTTGAATATAAATACAGATAAAAAAGATATTTTAGAACCAAATTATATCTTAAATGAAATTAATAAACTTTTAAAAAATGAAAATACAAATTTATTAATGATGTCAAGTGAAGAACAAAAAAATGAAAAATCTATTAAAAATTATGATGAAAAATTATTTAAAACATTTTTAAAGGCTGCTTTATATGATGCATTATCACCAAAAAATGTCATTTTTAATATGAAATTAAATAAAAAACAATTTGATACTATTATTGATGAAATTAAATCTATTTATAATGAAAGTATTATTCAACCTGGACAAATGATAGGAATTTTAAGTGCTCAAGCTTTAGGTGAAACTATTACTCAAATGACATTGAATTCTTTCCATTCTGCTGGTTTATCCACTATGAAAGTTTTAACTTCTGGTGTTCCACGTATTCAAGAAATATTAAGTACAAGTAAAAATATTAAAACACCACAAATTGCAATTCGTCTTGAAAAACAATATAAAAAAAATAAAGAAATTGCTCATAAAATAGCATCAAATTTAAAATATACTGTTTTTGGTGATATTAGAGGAAGAATTAATGTTTATTATGATCCAGAACCAAATGATGAAGGTTCTATTATGAAAGAAGATAATGTTAGTAATGTTTTTTACAATCAAAAAACATCTAAAACTAGTTGTCAATCTAATATTAATGGTTTACCTTGGCTTATGCGGATTGAAATTATTAAAGAAAAAATGCTTGACAAAGAAATATCTTTACTTGATATTAAAAGTAAATTTTGTAATTGGTGGGAAACTAGATTTAATGATATTAAAAATTTAAAAAAAGAAGAAAAACGTGTTATTAATAAAATAACAAATATTGCTATTCTATCTAATACCGATAATGATATACAACCTGTAATTCATATTAGATTTAATGTTAAAGATGTTGATAGAATTAAAGACCCATTTAATAGAGAAACACTTATTGAATTTATTGACCATATTATTGATAAATTTAAATTAAAAGGTATTAATGAAATTGTTGATATTCCTGCAATTATATCAGAACGTTTAATTACTTATGATAATGATCATGAAATTAAATATGATGATGAATATATGATATATACTTCTGGTATTAATTTAAATGAAATAAGATATATTGTGGGTATTGATGTTTTAAATTCTATTTCAAATGATATTTATGATGTTTATAAAACATTTGGTATTGAAATAGCAAGAACGCGATTAATTAGAGAACTGGATGATGCTTATCAACATGCATCACATACTGTTGGATATACTCATTTATCAATATTAGCAGATCTTATGACAAGTTCTGGTATTATCATGTCAATTGATAGACATGGTATGAATAAATCTGATATGGATGTTCTTGGTAGAGCATCTTTTGAAAAAGCTGTTGAACAAATATTAACTGCTTCTGTATTTAATGAAACTGATAATATTAAAGGTGTATCATCTAGAGTTATGTGTGGACAAGTTATTAAAGGTGGTACTGGCTATTGTGATGTTATAGTTGATACAGAAATGATTGAAAAATCTGAATATACTGAAGATAATAAATATAAACAATTTTCAGAAATAATAACTGATAATATTGCTAAAGATATTATTAATAAAGATAATGATAATATATTTATTCCAATGTAAAATATCAATTATAATATTTTTTTTATAATATTTTTTTATAATTTATATAAATAAAAATTGATTTTATAATATTTTAATATACTCATTTATAACAGATATTGTTATACATATTAATATATAATGAATAATATTGATGAAAAAGGTAAAGAATTATATAAAAAATATATTGATGCAACAAATGAATGGGTAAATTATATAAAAAACAAAGCATATGAATTTACAAATAATAAATTAAATGAAACAGGAAAAATATATAATCGTTATGCATATCTTAATTTTAAATTAAATGAAAAAGATGAATCAGATAAATCAGATAAATCAGATAAATCAGATAAATCAGATAAATCAGATAAATCAGATAAATCAGATAAATCAGATAAATCAGATGAATTAAAAACAATATATAAAAAATTATCTTTAATATTTCATCCAGATAAATATACAACTACAGATAAATTATTTATATTTATTAATAAAATGTATAATGAAAATAATATCAATATATTAAATAAAATTTTTTCAGATATGATTATAATATTTGAAAAATCTGAAGATGAAATAAAAAAATATATTCAAGATATAAAAATATATTTACCTCATAATGAAAATTGTTTAGAATTTCTAAAAACAGACATTTATAATAATTTTATGAATAATACTATTAATTATGATTTTTATATGACTAAAGATGAATTAATTGAACATATTGAAAACAATAATTTAAGTTGTGAAGAATATGATTATTATATATGTAAAAGTGCAACAGATATGAATATTAAAATGGCTTTAGAAAAAAGATTTATTAAAGAAAAAAAAATAAATGATGAACTTAAATTACAATTAAAAAAATTAGAAGAAAAAACAAATGAAATCGATAAATTAAGAAATCAAATATTTAATAATTAATCTAATTGTATAATTTTATTAAAAATTTTATTTAATTGCATTAAACTAACAAAAGTCAAGTCATCACAATTAGCAATAATACATAATTTTTGATTACAATTTAGAAATGTTTTACATGAATTTCTTATATATTGGAAAATTGAATTATCATAAGTATTATGAATAGGATTCCATTGAATCAATCCACTCAAATCATCAAAAATTAAACAAGAATTATCAGTATTTTTACATTTTTCTACGGATTCAACAATATCATTTTTCATAAAATTAAAATTTAGTGTAGAGATAAATTGAATTTGTGTAAAATTTAATTTATTTGCAATATGACAACTTAAATATGTTTTATATGTTTTTGGATTACCCACAAACAATATTGAGAATACTTCTCCAGTTTTTATATTAATATTTTCCAATATTTTATCATCTGAAAAATTTTCATTATGATTTTCATTAATTCTTTGTAAAATCGAAGAATAAATTTCATTTACAATACCAAAATTTGGTTTCATTTCAACAAGTGCTCTTTCAAAATCTGATCGTGTTACAATTGGATTAACTGGTTCATTATTTTTTTTATTTAAAGTATCTAAACTCATTTCTCGTGAAACTGCATAACTTGTTGCATTTCTTACTAAACCTTCTATTTCTGCTCCTGAATAATTTTGTGTTTTAGTTGCAATATAATGTAAATCAACATCTGGTTTAAGTCTATTAGATTCTTTCATACTTTTTGTATGAATATTTAATATTTCAAGTCTTCCTTGTTCTGTTGGCAATTTAATTTCAATATGTACTTCCAAACGACCAGGTCTCAATAAAGCTTCATCAATTAAATCTTTTCTATTTGTCATACAAATCAATAAAATATTATTTAGAGAATTAACACCATCAATCATTGTTAATAGAGTATTTACAATTTGGTCTGCTACACCAGAATCACTTGTTCTAAGACCTCTCTTTTTACCAAGTGCATCAAATTCATCAAAAATTATTAAATGTAAATTATTCTTATTTTGTTTCTGGTCTTCAATTGCTTCTTGAAATAGATTTCGTGTATTTTGTTCACTTTCTCCAATAAATTTACTTAGTAATGATGGTCCATTTATAATTTTTGGTTCAACACAATTTAATAATTTACCAATTTGTCTAGCCAATACAGTTTTACCACAACCAGGTGGACCATATAACAAAATTCCTCTTACATCAATTATTCCAAGTTCTTTTTTAATTTTTGGTGGAAGTGCTCTGGATGAAAAAGCTTTTCTAAAAATAGTTAAAAATTCATCATTTAATCCACCAATACCTAATTCTTGAATATTAATTTCTTTTTTAAATAATTGTATTTCTTGTTCATTATTTTTCAAATCTTTAATAAAATTAACTTTTACATTATTCATATAATTTATATGGAATCTTGTTTCATTTGTAATGTAACCAATATTTGATACATTTTCTATTTTAATAATATATGGAATTCCAATAAAACTAAAATTATAAGTCATTTCATTTGTAGGAACTTGTTGTAGCAATATTTCTCTCATTTTTTCTACAAAAACAGATTCTTCAATATCATTTTGAACAAATTTAGTACTTACAGAAAAATATACAACTCTAACATTATTATCAATATGTTTTACTTCATTAATATATACTTTATCATTCAATGCAACTTTTACTTGATTTCGATGTTGTCCATGTAGAGCAATTTGACTATTATCTATATCATTTACTTGATTCATAATCATTGTTTTAAAAATATTTGTATTTTCTGTTTTTGTATTTGGATTTTTAATTTCTACATATTCAAATTTTAAACCACTTTTTGATGAAAATCCAACACAATTCTTCAATGCAGATTCTTCGTCTGAAAATTTAGTTACTCTATACATTTCTGTACGATGATAACATATTATAATATATAATAATATCAATATATTCATTTTTTCAATTTTTTTATATATTTTATCATTAAAAAAAATTGAAAAAACGAATATATTGAAAAATACTTTTAGTATTACATTACATTATTAATTTTATAATATGTTTCTATATTGGGCAATTGAACTTTCACGTGAAGAAGTTATGAAAAATAAACAAATTTCTGATTTTCTAGCAAATCATCCAGAACTAATACCACTTGATAAAATTCATTCTACACTTTTATTTGTTGGTAGAACAAAAAAACCAAAAAATGAAAAAAATCTTAGTGATTTGATGAGTGAAAAACTAAAAATTACAGATGATTCTGATATACCAAATAATCCTGAAGAACCATATATTAAAATTAATAATTTAGATTGTGTTCTTACAATTAATCAATTTGGTTTTTCAGAAAATGCATTGGCACTCGATGTTGAATCAATTTTGTTTCAACATGATAACTCAAAATGTCCATCAAATGCAATTAAACAACACGTAACATTAGCACTTGCAAAAGGTGTTAAAGCAGTCGATAGTGTTAAAACTTTACTTGGAGAAGGTACTATTGAAAAATTAGATGTCCCTCTTATTTTATATGGAAAAGTTAAAGGATATAAATATTAATCTAATCTACTTATTTTATTTATAAATAATATTTATTTATTTGATTCTTGTTTTTTTTATTTTTTTTAGAAACATTCATATATTTTTTTAATATAATATAATTAAACATTACTCAATTAAACATCACTTAAAAAAAATGAAATTTTAATTATCTGATTATCTCAATAAATGTAGTATTTTGTATACTTAAATGAATCAATTATTTGATATTATTACAAATGTTGTCAATCAACAAAATCAACAAAATCAGCAAAATCAACAAAATCAACAAAATCAGCAAAATCAACAAAATCAACAAAATCAACAAAATCAGCAAAATCAAAAACACATTTGTATTGCAATTGATGTTTCTGGTTCAACAGGAACCCTTTATAGCCAAAGTATTTCAATTCTTGAGAAAGAAATTGAAATTGCTGAAATATATATGATACAAAATCCAGATAATATGTATACTATTGTTTCCTTTGATGATAATGTTAATGTATATAAAATTAATATATTAAAGGATGAAAATATGACAAATATCAATACATTTAATCTTAAACCAGGAAACTCTACCTACACACATAGAGCATTACATAAAATTAATGAATTAACATATAAACCATCTCATGTAATTTTGTTGACAGATGGAGAAACACATTCAACTTCATTTGAATTAAAAAATATAATGGAACATTTTATTAGAAATAATATTACACTTGAAGTTATTTCTATTTCTGCAAAATATTTTGATATGGCAACAATTACACAAAGAGAAGAGAATCAAATTCCAGGAATGGATTTGATTAATTATCTAGGTAATTCTATTACAAAACTTACTATTTATAATAAATTTCATCATGATATTCCATATATTGGAGCATCAAATTCTACATTAAACAAAAATAATATAACATTTATGCAAGTGCCTATAAATGGATTTATTCCAGATTTTATTATGAAGTTTGTCTCTAATCTTAAAGATAATAATGTAAATTGGGGGATAAATCTAATTGAATTCAAAAAAATGCTTTCTGAAATTGGTAAACTTTTATCTGCACTATTTATTACTTTTCCAGAATCAAATATTTTTGTTAATAATGTTATTTTTAAATTAAATGAACTAAATCTTGAAAATATGAATTGTGAAAGAATTCAAAATATTATTAAATATGGTTTTGATTGTGCTCATAATAAAAAACCAATTTTGTATACAAATTTTGATTCACACGTTAAAGATTCTGTAGTTAAAAAAACAGAATTTTCTGATGCTGTTACTCAATTAAAAATGCAAGGAACAACACTTAAATCAGAAATTTCAATTTCTATGCCACAAAATGGAATTGTTGTAATTAATCATAATACTGTTCCTCTTTTAACCAATCTTAATTTGTATCCATCATCTGGTGATAAATACAAAAATTTTTATTTTGGATTAGGAGCGAATCCTCAAGCTATTCGTATTGGTATGAGAGAATTTTGTGGATTTTTGGGTGTGCAGAGTTCACAAAATTCCCATTCTGTAATATTTTATATTCTCAATCAAATGTCTTTAATGTATATTCATGGTATTCCACTGGATAATGAAATTTTTGCAAAATATAGAGAACTTGCAATTCATCAAACTTCAATGGAAACTATGATTGGACATGGAAAATACAGTGGTGTTGGATGTTATTTACAATGGAAAAATAAAATTCTTCCAAAAATTCATTTTTCTGAAACAAAAACTCATACAAGTTTATATACTGATATTTTTATAAATCCTCTTCGTCTCAATGAACCTCTTTGGTGGGCATTAATGATGTCAATGCTTGGTATTTTTAATGAACAACTTGATGTTTATGAAGATGCTATTAAAGCATTGAATATTGAAGTTTCTGAAACAGAATTTCTAAAATGGGTAAAAACAACATTTAATTCCATTGTAGATGGAAATCTTAAAATTGTAAATGTAAAACCTCAACCAACATCAATTTTTACACTTACTGACTTTGAACCATCTGATGAAATATATATTTTAAATGATCATGGTAATTGTAGAACTAAAACACATTATTCTAAAAATGAAATTGATAATTATGTTATGCAACCGGGTAAAGGATGTTGTTGGTGTCATTATATTCCATCATTTAATGATTTTGAAAAAATTAACTTATCAAATCCATTAAATGATTTGGATAATTCACAAATTGTAGCTAAACCCCTTTCTGTTAATTTGAATAAACTTAAAGAATTACATTTGTCTTCAAATATTTCTATTATTACAAATTCACTATCAACATTAAATCTAAATCAAAGTAGATTAATTAAAATTAATATGATTGGTATAACTGGTTCTGGTAAATCAACATTTTCAAAAAAAATTTCAGAATTAATAAAAGCTAAAGCCGGTGAATGTATTATTATTAGTGCTGATAAATGGTCAAAACGTGGACAAAAAGGACATCAAATTGTAAAATCTATTCAATTAGAAATGAGAGAATTTAATAAAAAAATTTCTAAATTAAAAGTTGTCATTGTAGATTTGTGTAATGAAACTGGACCTAAACAAAATTGTTTTGATGTTGATTTTTCTGATTATGAACATTATGATTTTACACCTAATATGATTACTAATAAATTTAATCAATATGTAGCTTGGTCTTTACGCAATGTTCTTAATAGAGGAAATTTTAATGAAAGTACTCTATATTGGTTAAATCCAGTTAATGCAGGAGTAAATACATGTATTAATGTTCATAATGCAAAAGTAAAAAAAATTATGCGATTATTTGATATTCAAACTCCACCATATTTCCTTAATGAAAATTGGACTCTTAATGAAGCACTTGAAGCTATTAAAAATGATGCAGATTTATATGAATTAGAATTACAAACAACAACAATTGATACTCAAATAAAATCATTGTTTGACAATATTTCATTTTAATTTTTTTATTTAATCTAAATAAATATAATTTAATTATTATATACTTATATTCTTTTATAAATCTAAAAAAATTTTTACCTCAACACACACAGAGAGAAAATCTCTAACTTGTTTTATTTGTTCACTTTTATGGTCGTTTTTATGGTCTATATATTTATGATAAAATCTCTAAGTTGTTTTATTTATACACTTTCATGGTCGTTTTTATGGTCTATATATTTATGATAAAATCTCTAAGTTGTTTTATTTATTCACTTTCATGGTCGTTTTATAGTCATTTTATAGTTATAATTTTATAGTAAATTTATAGTAAATTTATAGTAATAATAAATCAAAAATTATAGTTTAATTTATTAAAATAAATATAATTTATTATTGTATTTAATCAAATTAAGTATAGTTAAAATTCATATAATATATTGGTATTATAATAAATCTAAAAATAATAAAAATAAAAATCTAAAAAAATTTTTACCTCAACACACACAGAGAGAAAATCTCTAACTTGTTTTATTTGTTCACTTTTATGGTCGTTTTTATGGTCTATATATTTATGATAAAATCTCTAAGTTGTTTTATTTATACACTTTCATGGTCGTTTTTATGGTCTATATATTTATGATAAAATCTCTAAGTTGTTTTATTTATTCACTTTCATGGTCGTTTTATAGTCATTTTATAGTTATAATTTTATAGTAAATTTATAGTAAATTTATAGTAATAATAAATCAAAAATTATAGTTTAATTTATTAAAATAAATATAATTTATTATTGTATTTAATCAAATTAAGTATAGTTAAAATTCATATAATATATTGGTATTATAATAAATCTAAAAATAATAAAAATAAAAATCTAAAAAAATTTTTACCTCAACACACACAGAGAGAAAATCTCTAACTTGTTTTATTTGTTCACTTTTATGGTCGTTTTTATGGTCTATATATTTATGATAAAATCTCTAAGTTGTTTTATTTATACACTTTCATGGTCGTTTTTATGGTCTATATATTTATGATAAAATCTCTAAGTTGTTTTATTTATTCACTTTCATGGTCGTTTTATAGTCATTTTATAGTTATAATTTTATAGTAAATTTATAGTAAATTTATAGTAATAATAAATCAAAAATTATAGTTTAATTTATTAAAATAAATATAATTTATTATTGTATTTAATCAAATTAAGTATAGTTAAAATTCATATAATATATTGGTATTATAATAAATCTAAAAATAATAAAAATAAAAATCTAAAAAAATTTTTACCTCAACACACACAGAGAGAAAATCTCTAACTTGTTTTATTTGTTCACTTTTATGGTCGTTTTTATGGTCTATATATTTATGATAAAATCTCTAAGTTGTTTTATTTATACACTTTCATGGTCGTTTTTATGGTCTATATATTTATGATAAAATCTCTAAGTTGTTTTATTTATTCACTTTCATGGTCGTTTTATAGTCATTTTTATAGTTATAATTTTATAGTAATAATAAATTAATAATTATAATTTAAGTTATTTAAGTTTTATAGTCAAAAATAGTAAATAAAAATATAAATAAAAATATTAAAAAAGATTTAAGATATAAAACATTATATATAAATATAGTATAATATAATGAATATATGTGGAATATGTAATTATTCAACATTAGATAAATCTAATTTTGGGCGTCATTGTAAATCAAAAAATCATATAATTAAAGAAGAAGAAAATTTAATATGTATAAAATGTAATATAAATTTTAAACATATAACTTCATTTAAAAAACATAAAAATAATATTCATAATCAAAAATATTTGATAAATAATGATGATGATAATGATAATGATAATAAAACAAATGATAATAATATTATTAATAATAATGAAGTTATTAACGAAATTAAAAAAGATAATAGAGAAAATACAAATATAATTAAAGAAGAAGTACAAGAAGTAAAAAAAACAGTGAATAGAGCTATAAATAAAGCAACACAATTAATTAAATATTTAATGACTCATCATGCATCAGTTCCTTGTATTACAAAAATAACAAATGAAACATGTATTGAAAGATTAAGAATAGATTTTGAATGTCCATATAATAAAAAAAATAAATATATATTACAAAGAACATTAATTTATCAATATGTAGAAGGTTATTTAATAGATAATATAAAAAAAACAATATTAAATTTATTAAATCATAAAAAACCAAATTTACAACCAATATACAATACAGATTCAAGTAGAAAAAATTATGTAATTAAAACAAAAGATTGGAATGAAGATTTAGCAGGTATAAAATTTACAGATTTTATAATAAAACCATTGTTAAATAGTATCGGTATATTATTAAAAGAATATAGAGAAAAAGAATTAGAAACTATTGATGTAAGAAAACAAAAATTTACAGTTAATCAACTACAAGAACATCAAGAACAACTGCATAATACATTAAAATTAGAGACTGATATATTTCATGACAATTTAATAAAACCAATTTTAAATAAATTAACACCATATTTAAGATATCTTGAAGAAGAAATAAATGAATTACAAAAATATAGCAATATACAAAAAGAATTGGAAGAATTAATTAAATCTACTAATTCAGATTTAGAATCAGAATCAGAATCAGAATCAGAATCAGAATCAGAAACAGAATCAGAAACAGAATCAGAATCAGAAGAAGATATTAAACCATTGAAAAAAATAAATAAAATATAAAATCTATATAAAAACATATAATATAAAAAATTGATTTTTATATTATTTAAAAGTATATATATATAATTATAAAATATAAATGAATAATACAAAAAATAATGAATATATAGAACAAGTAGAATATTATTTATCAGGAAATATTAAACTTAATTATAATATAAATATAAATACTAATAAAAAAGAAGGAAAATATATAAAATATCATACAAATAATCAAATATTATGCATATATAATAATTTAAATAATAAAAAAGATGGTGAATATAAATTATATTGGACAAATGGACATTTACAAGTAATATGTAAATATATTAATAATAAAATAGAAGGAAAATTTGAATCATTTTATGAAAATTTGAATCATAATATCATTACTTATTATAAAAATAATCTAAAAAATGGTGAATATAAATCATTTTATAAAAATGGAAATATTATGATTAAATGTATTTATAAAGATGATAAATTAAATGGTGAATATATTAAATATGATGAATATGGTAATATAATTGAAATTAAAAATTATAATAATGGAAATATAATCAATATTAAAAATTCAAACAATATTATTTTTAAAATAATACTATTAATGTTTGTATTAATATCAACAATATTATATATATTAGAAGCCATAATATTTTTAGGTTTACCAAATATAAATAAAAAAAATTGATAAAAAAATATATTGAAAATTAACAATTAAAATTTAATAATTAAAGAATGGAAATCAATATATATGGTAAATTATACGTATATTTTATTAAATCAATATTTAAAGATAATAAAAAAATAGGAATTGAATTTATAATAAATTCAAATAAATCAGATTTTAAAGTTATTGATGGATTACAAAGATTGGATATGATTAAAAATAATAGAATAGAAATATTGAATGATAATTATCCTACTAATATAAATTTAACTAATACAAATTTAACTAATACAAATTTAACTAATACAAATTTTTTATGTGAAATAAATTTATCAATTGTTAATAATAAAATTATAATAAAATCACTAGATGTTATTAATATTGATAAAAAAGAACCATTTAATAAAAAAATAAATAAATCAATATATTTAAATAAATATTCATTTTCTAAACAAAGAACAATAAATGATATTATGAATATATTAAACTCTAAAAATTAGAAAAAAAATTGAATTATTAAAATTTAAAATGTAATAATATTTATTTATAGTATAAATATAGTAATGGATTATGAAATAGTTGATTTTTACAATATGAACAGTAATAGTAATAGTAATAGTAATAGTAATAGTAATAGTAATAGTAATAATAATAGTGATGATAGTAAAATATATGATAATTATGATTTATATGATAAACAAACAAGAGAAACATATAGAACAATGAGAGAATTACATATTGACCCAATTACATATGAGAAAGTACCAGAAAATTTAGAATTTAAATTTGAATATATGTGGGATCCTATAACAGGAGAGAGACTAGGAAAAGATAAATATGGACCATTATATTTTAATGTATTAAGTTTAGCTAAAAATTTTTATTATAATAGACTACGTTTATTGTGGATAGAAGGAGAAACACATAATAATATAAAATATGAAGGATATTATGGAGACGGTGTTGAATCAGGTGAAGATTTATATATAATAGGACGCGGTGATAATAAACACATGCACTTATTTAGATTACCAATTATTGATTGTTATTTAGAAGAAAAATTTTCTATGTCAATAATTACAATGGGACCACTTTTAAAAAATGATGAAATTAAACAAATACAAGAAAAAATAGATTTATATTATAAAATGGAAGATAAACCAATAAAAAAAATAAAATTTAATTTAAATAAAATAAATGAATTATATAACATTGCTATTAAAAAATCATCTGATAAAAATAATTCAATAAATGCAAGAAAAGCAGTAGACCAATTAAAAATAATGAAAATGTATTAATTTTAATTATTTATTATTTATTATTTATTATTTATTATTTATTATTTATTATTTATTATAAATTGAATAAAAAAAATTGAAATTTAAACTATTTAAAAAATAACGAAATTATATATAAAGTATATATTAAAAATGCCCAAAGAATCAACCCAATCTAAATCAACACAATCCAAACCAACTCAATCTAAGTCAACTGAAGAAGAAGATACAGGATGTAATTATATTAATTGTGATGAATTTGATATTAATAGATTAATATTACCAGCACTCGATGAAAAACGTTCTAGTAAACAATATTATCATGCTTTTCCAAAATATAAATATAATAATAATAAAGAAGATATATTTATAATAAAAACAGAACCAATTAAAATTACAAAAGGTGGAATACCCAAAATTAATAATGATATTTATCCATCTGATGATAAACGTGGATTTCTATGGTTAGGAGAAGATAAAGAACAACAAAGTTGTGTAAATTTATTCAATATTTTCAATACAATTGATGAACAGTATAATGAAAATATTAGTTATGATGTTGAAAAAAAATGTGACAATAATTTAAAAACAAAAACTGTATTTAAAAATTCTAATAATAAAATAGAACCAGTACCATTATTAGATTATCAACCAATTATAAAACTTACAAAATTTAATGGAGATGAAGATGATACTGCTGGTAAAGAAGCATATGTTCCATATAAACGTATTAAACTTCGTTTTACTAAAAAATATGATAAAGACCAAGATAAAGACCAAGATAAAAATCAAGATAAAAACCAAGATAAAAAAGTATCAAGTGATATTACTACTTCTGTGTTTATTGGAGATAAAGAAGAACCAGAAGATTATAAAAATGTAACTGAAATAGAAAAATCAGTCCGTTGGAATAGTACTGTACAATTATTATTAAAAATGAGTAAATTTCGTGTAGAAAGAAATCCCGAAGTAGATAAAAAAGGTAAACCTAAACCAAAAGAATGTACATTTGATTTTGATATACTTCAAATAGTTGTAACAGAAGAAGCTCCAACTTTAGGTATGTCAAATGCAGAAAAATATCGTAAACGTATGTTTGGATCAAATAAAACACCAGTTCAAGTTTCTCAAATAGAAGCAAAAAAATCTAATGTTGAAGAATCATCCGATGAATCTGATGAATCAGATGAATCTGATAAAGAAGAACAAAAAACTAAATCGAAAGTAGTATCATCGAAATCAAAATTAGATTCTGAATCTTCAGATGAAGAAGAAAAACCTAAAGCAGTATCTAAAGTAGTATCTAAATCAGTATCAAAACCAGTAGCTAAATCAAAAGTAGTTTCATCAGAAGATGATTCAGAAGATGATTCAGAAGATGATTCAGAAGATGATTCAGAAGATGAAAAACCTAAATCTAAAGCTAAAGGAAAATAAAATAATATAATAATTTTGTGTTTTTTTATAATAAATAATATATTATAAAAATATATAATGATAGTTGATATTGAATCATTTGATTTTACAAAAATTAATATGCATGATCCATATGAAATTTCTAATAATTTATTTAAAGTTGATTTAAGTCAAGATAAATTAAAACCAATTATGTTGATTTTAAAAGATTTAGATGTTTTATCATTTACAAATAATACTATAATTTTATCATTGAAATCTAAAGAAAATATTAAAAAAATGTTTGATGATATAGATACATATATTGTTAAATTAATACAAGAAAAAAAAATAACAAAAAAATTAAAAACAAAATTTAATTATAGACAATTAACATCAACATTTACAAATAAAGATTTAACTTGTGAAATATTAAGTTTAAATGTAGAATTAGAATCTAATTATAAAACAGAAATATATGAAAAAAAAAATAAAAAATTAACAATTGATAATGCAATTAAGTTAATGAAAGATAATGCAAAAGTTGATTTAGTATTAGAATTAATGTCTGTATCATTTAATAAAGATGATAAATTTATTTATTTAGATAATGTTGTTAGACAAATGAAAGTTAAAAAAGTAAAACCAAAAAGAATAGAAAAATTAGAATACTCTTTTATTGATTCAGATTCTGAGGAATCAGATAAATTAGATTCTTATAATTCTTATTCATCAGAATCAGATAAATTGGATTCTGAAAATTCCAGTGAAATAGAATTAGAATTAGATAAATTAAATTCAGATAAATTAAATTCAGATAAATTAGAATCAGATAAATTAGATAAATCAACAGATGATGATTGTTTAGTGAATAATGAAAATATTGATTTTGATTTAGAATCAGAATTAGATACAGATACATCAAATTAACATTATTAATCAAAATCGATAATAAAACTAGGAGTTTCTAGATTTTTAATAGATTTTGTTTTAATTGATAATTTTGATTTTTCATCATCACTTTTAGATTTAATTAGTTTATCCTTTTTCTTTTTTTTTCTCAATTTATCTTCTTTATTAGATTTATTCATAGTTTCAATAATTGTAGGATAATGTTTTTCAACACATTCAATTATTTTATTTGAGATAGCCCATTTAAAAAAATTAAGTTGACCTAAAGTAGTAACAACTGTTTTAGATGGGTCATTTTTATCATAATTATAATAAAATTTTCTATCTCTTCTGAATGGGTCAAAATTTTTTTTTTTATAAGATTTTAATTGTGCTTTATACATTATATTGATACTAAAATATTCTTTATCTACTATTTGAATATCTATATTTTTTTTTGAACATTTAGTTACTACCCATTCTAATACTCTTAATGAAATACAATTAGAATTTTCACTATCTTTATCACTACTTTTATCTTTATTTATAATTTTAACCATTTTTTCAATCATATCTTTATCACATTTTCTAAAAAATTTATTAATTATTTTATAATATCTAAATTGTCTTTGATTATTAGCAAAAAATACTTCAGGGTCAAAATTTTTTTCGATATAAGTATTATCATCTGAATTTATATTTTTAGAATTATTAGATTTATTTGAATTAGTTGAATTAGTTGAATTATTTGAACAATTAGAATAATTTGAATTAATACTCGAATCGTCTGACATTATTTAATATAATAAATTTATTTAGTTATATAAATTTATCTATATTTTAAAATAAATTTATTTATATATAATATAATATGTCTGAATATTTAAAAAAAATTAGTTGTAAAAACATATTAATATTATTATTAATTCTTGTATTTATATATCTTTTATATCAATATCAATATCAAAATAAAAATGAATACTTATCTCAATGTGTTCAACTTGATAATAAATGTAAAAAAATTGGAGATAGTGATAATTGCTGTGATGGTTTAGTTTGTTTTCAAAATGAATGTAAACCAAAAAATATTGTTCCACGAAGAAGTACACTTTCTCAAGAAGATATATCAATAATAAATAATCAATATTTATCACAAATATCTAATAGAGGATATAGTTCTATACCAACTCAATCAACTCAATCAACTCAATCAACTCAATCAACTCAATCAACTCAATCAACTCAACCAATTACTCAAACACAAATTTTAACAGGTAGTGGTAATGATATTAGTAATTTATCGAATGATATAAAAAAAAATATGACTTGTACATGTAAATATACTAGAAATATTACATCAACACAATCAACTCAACCAACTCAACCAACTCAACCAACTCAACCAACTCAACCAACTCAATCAACACAATCAACACAAATAAAATCACCAAAACGAGTTGGTGAATTCTGTCAAAATAATATGGAATGTATTTCAGGTAAATGTTTAAATAATTCATGTTCATTAAAATTAAACGGTGAAGATTGTGTTTCTTCTAGTCAATGTATTTCACAAAAATGTGATTCTGTTATAAAAAAATGTATAAAAAAAGATAGTGGAGAAAAATGTATTTTTGGAAATCAATGTAAAAGTGGAATTTGTAATTCTAAAAAAAATTGTAATAGAAATATAACTGGTGATTGTGATGCAGTTTGTCTTGATATTTTATAAAATATTAACTTAAATTATTCTAAATCGCTTAAATCGCTTAAATCACTTGAATCGGTTAAATCATTATTTGATAAAACTTTTTTTTTTGTTTGAATTTTTTTCTTTGGTTTTAATTCTTTAATTTTAGTTTTTTCTTCAGCAATAGATGTAATTTTTGATATTTCATCATTTGAAATATTGATATTATCATCAGATAATACAGTCATTTTTAATTCAGATTTAAATTTAGCATCTTCAATAATATTTTCATTATAAATTTCTTCTTCAATAGTATCTTTAATAATAAATCTAACAACAGTAACTTGTTTAGTTTGTCCAGTACGATGAGCGCGACCAATTGCTTGACCTTCAGTATTTTTTCTAAATTCATAAGTACCACTTACAGGTTCAAGTAAAATAACTTTTGAAGCAGATGTAAGATTTGTTCCAGCGGCAGCACTTTCTGATGATAACATAATAACACGTATATCATCTTTTGTTGAAAAATCTCTTATTGCTTTATCACGTGTCCATACATTTCCTCTACAAAATACATTTTTAATTCCATAAGTATCAAGAACATCACCAACTTTTTTAAGTAAATCATCCCATTGTGAAAATATAATACATTTTTCTTTAGAATTTTTAATATATATAATAATATTAGCAAGTTTTGTACCAATTTTAGAAATTAAACTTAATTTATCTTTTATTTCAGTTGTATTTTTTTGTGAAGAAAGATTTTCAAAAGATATCATAGTAATATCATTTGGTGTAGTTGGTTTCATACATAATGGACATTTTGGATTTGTTTTTAATATTTCTTTAATACATTGAAAGCAATACATATGACCACATTTAGTTACACCAACATCATCACCTGTAATTTCATTTAAACATATACTACATGTTTCATCTTCATTATCATCATCTTCACTATCTTCACTATTAGAATCATTATTATTATTATTTTTTTTTTTCATAATTTTATTAATTTTATTCATCATATTAGTAAAAAATTCATTTGATGATTTTTTACCTTGAAATTGTTTTTCAGCATCAATTAATTTTTGTTCAAGTTTATTGAGATTATCTTTTAGATTATTTAATGTAATTGAAGGATTTGTATTTAATTGTTTTTGAATAAGTTTAATAATTTTATTTTCATTATCTTCATTAATAATAATTTTAGGTTTTTTAGATTCAGAATCAGAATCAGAATCAGAATCAGAATCAGAATCAGAATCATTATTATTATCAGAAATTTCATCATCAATAATATCTACAATATCATCATCAATATTATTAACTTTATTATTTTTATTATCTTTATTATTAACTTTATTATCAAATTCGGGATTAATAATTTTTTCAGGAAATTCGATATGAACATTATAATTTATTTTTAAGAATTTACGATATCTTTTAAATTCTATTATTTTAATATTTCTTTCAAATTTTTTGATTTTATATTTAATAAATCGTACTTTTTTAGCAGCAATATCCATTGATTTTTTATAATGAGAAACCATAGTTTTTTGAATATCTTCGGGAGTTTTGCAACCTGATAATTCATCTTTAAGTTCATTAACAATTTTAGGATCACAACATAATTGTCTTACCAACACAGAACGTTTATCAATATTTGAATTTGCAATATAAGCATTAAATATAGCACGTTCAGTTGGAGTAAATTTTAATTTAATAATTTCTTCTACAATAGGTTGTAATTTATATTCATTTTCAACTGATTTTTTTGTATTTTTTCTAAAAAAGTTATTTAAAATATATTTTTGAACATCATCACATTTCATAATTTTATTAATATTTGGAATTTTATAATCACTTAAAAAATCAATCATTTCTTGAAGACAATCATCTGATTTATCAAATGGTGTACCAGAAACAACCCATTTATTATTAGAATTAAATAATCTTATTAATTTTAAAATATATGAATATTTATTTACAGTCAATAATTCATGAAATTCATCAATAATTATTCTGTGAAATGTAATTGCATTTAATAAAGGTTTTTTTTCAAATAACATATTTGGATTATCTTTTAATTTTTTTTTTATTGCTAATATTTGTTCATTTACTTTTTCTTCACTATAAATATTAGAATTTAAATATGTTTGACCTTTTTTTTTATTAGAAATTGGTGTAATCCAATTTTCAAAATAACATTCATTACCAAGAAAATTATATGAAACAATAATAAAATCAGCATCTAAAATATCAATATATGTAAGTTTATCAAAATGTGTTTTTGTTAAAAGTGGAATAATTTTTAAATTTAAATCATCATTAATAGTTTTTTTGAATTCTCTAACCCATTGATTAGATAAATGATTTGGACTTAATATAAGAGTAGCTCTACTATGTATTTCATTATTTTTAAAATATGATATATCAGAAGTACTATTTAAAATTGATAATGAAATCATTTCAAAAGTTTTACCAAGACCCATTTCATCGTTAAGTAAACCACCTTTAAATTTAATTTGTTTTCTGTCTTCAACAAAAATAAAATCTTTTTTAATTGAATCATAAACTATATCACCAAAAAATACTTCATCATTAAAACTATAATTAATCTTAATATTTTGTTTTTCTTTATCAACTAACCATTTTAATGTTTGTTTTTGATAATTAAACATATTTAATTTTGCAAAATATGGTTGTTCAATAATAGGGTCTGTAGAATCAGTATTTGAATTTATTGTTTTTATTTTTATTAATTGATTAATATCATTATTTATTTTATTAAAATTAGTATAGGCACAATGATATGAACAACAATTAATAAGAAATTGTTTATTTGGAATATTATTAATATTATTTTTAAGTTTATTATGATTTACAGAAACACATAATATTTTTGTATCACCTAAAATAAAAAATGATATTTCATAAAAATTAGTATCAATACTTTCATCTATTTTATATATTCCTCCAAATTTATTATATTCATTAATTGCATTAATACCAACAAATGGTATATTATCACTATTATATAAATCATTAAATGTAATATTTATAGTTTTAGGATTTTGATACCCATGGTCACCATTATATTTGTCATAAAATAAATAAGTGTTTCCTTCTATATTCATTTAAATTATATATATTATATAATTATCTAATTAACTAATTAACTAATTAATATATATTTCATTTTTTTTTATTATAATCTAGATATTATGTATATTTATATCAAAAAAAAATAATGAAAATAAATTAAAATTAAATAATTGACATTAATAAATTTTTTTTAATTATATTATCAAAATTAATATTTCGAATTAAATTAATATTATTATCAACAAATTCATAATAATTTGTATTTTGTATACAATTAAATAATAAATTACCAAATTTATTAATTTTATCTTCAGTATTACATTTAAAATTAATATTTTGAATAAAATCTAATGTTTTACTAATATGATGAAATAATATCATTTTAAAAATAATATATGATAATGCAGAAGTAGTTTGTTTAATAATAATTTTTTTATCAAATAAATCTTTAATTGAATCACCATTAAATAAAAGTATAAGTTTTGCTGTTTGAATATATAAAAAATTTAATTCAAATTCATAAATTTTATTAATATTTATAGAATATTTTATACTTTTATAACACATATTTAATATACCAGCAAGTGTTTCATTATATGATTCATTAATACTATTTGTATTTTCATATAAAATAATTTTTTTAATTTTATTTTCTAAATTTTTAGCATCATGACTAAAAAAATCAGTCTTGATAAAATGTAATAATTCATGAATTAAAACTTTTTCATATTCTTCTTTTCTCCATACATTTAAATAATCCAATGGAACACATGAACCAGAATTCATATTAATAGGATGAATAATCGGTTCATCAAAATTAATATATTTTTTACAATTACCTAAAAATATAATAACATTGAATTTAATAAAATCATAATTAAAATACAAATTTATTTTATTTATAAAATGAATAATAATAATAATATTTTTTAAATATTCATCAATATTATCAATATCATAATAATACAATGATAAATAATAAAGTTTATTATTGATAACAATATTATTAATATTATTATTTTGTAATTCAGATAAAACATCTTTTGAAACAAATTTATTAGAAATAAAGTATTCATTTAATTCATTTAATTCATTTAATTCTTTACAATTTTTATTTATATTATATTTTATATCATATTCTAATAAATTTGATTTATTAAATTTAGTAATTATATCTTGAATTATATTTAAAAAAATTTTAATTAAATGATTATTATATAAATTAATATTATTATTATATTTTTTATTTTTAGATATAAATTTAATAATTTCTGTATTAGTCATATATATTTTAATTATAAAAAATTATTGTATGTGTATAAATAAATAAATTAATATAAATAATAATAATATTAATGAATAGAAATATTATGAATAATAATTTATTAAATAGATTCAATTCTTATAATACAAATACGCCATTTCAAAATAATCCATTATTAAATAATAATCCGAATTTTATGAATAGTTCAAAAGATTCATCATTTTATAATAAAATAAATATGGCAAAATTAGAACAGATAAAAAGAGCAAAAAATATAGATGAAATGGGATTAGATAAAAAACAAATAACAGATTTGGTAATTTGTCCAATTGTAATAAATAAAACAAAAAAATCTGATTTAGATGAAGCATATAATGAGATAGTTCCTCAATTTATACAAAAAGGAAATAAATTTTTAGAAGAATTATATAACAATCGAACAAATCTTCCATATAAAAATGTAATTAAAAAAGATTTATTTAATAAAAATTTTAAAAAATATTATAAAGATGATATATTTAATTTAAATGTTAAAAATAAAAAAGATTTATTAGTTCATACAATAACAGATGCAGATTCAGATTCACTTTTATTAGAAGCTGAATTTGAGTTATTAAATGAAATTTTAGAAAAACATAATAATGAATTAAAAATGATATATTCATCATCAAATAAATCAAAATATAAAAAAGAATTTGAATATGTACAAAATTATAGATATAGATTAGAATATAATCCTAAAAATTCAGAAGAACTCAAAGAATTTTATAAAAAAGAACAAAAAAAAATTAATAAAGAAAAAAGAATGATAGATGATGTTATAAATATGATGGTAGAGAATGATCAATTAACTGAAGAAGAAGTAAATAAATTAAATAATGAAATAAATGAAACAAAATCTAAAAAATCATCAAAAATAATCTCATTAGAAGATGAATTAAGAAAAGAATTAGGTGATGATTATGAAGATATAATCAATACTATTGAATGTATTGATGATACAGATAATAAAAATAAAAAATATGATAAAAATACTAAAGATGATAAAGATGATAAAGATACTAAAGATACTAAAGATGATAAAGATACTAAAGATAAAACTATAAAGAAAAAAATTACAATTAAAACTGTAACAATAGAAAAACCAAAAAAAGGATTAATATCAGAAGATATAAAAAATAAATATAAAAATCGACAATAAAAATTAATAATAAAAATCGATAATAAAAATTAATAAATAATAAAATATAAATATGAGTTTATTTTTAATATATATAACATATACTAAAAATATAATAAATATATGGAAATAAATAATGAAGATGATTTTATCATTAATTTTATAAAAAAACCAGAAGAATCAATAAAGATAGAAGAAGATTTAAATGATTATATAATTGGGATTGATTTAGGTACTACAAACTCGTGTTGTTCTGTATATAAAGATAATAAGATTCATATAATACCAGATGAAAAAGGAAATAAATATATTCCAAGTTATGTAGGTTATACAAATATAAATAAATATGTTGGTTTTGATGCAAAAAACCAAAGTATAATAAATTCAGATAATGTATATTATGAGGTGAAAAGATTAATTGGATTAAAATATACTGATGAAAATGTACAAAAAGAGAAACAATTTTTATCATATAAATATACAGGAGATACAAATGAAAATATAAGATTGATATCAAGTTTAGGATATGATGAATTTAATTTAAAAACATTTTCTCCAGAAGAAATATCAGCACAAGTTTTAATTAAATTAAAACAAATGGCATCATCTTATTTAAAAAAAGATATTAAAAGAGCAGTTATTACAATACCAGCAAGATTTACAGATGCACAAAGACAAGCAACGTATGATTCAGCAACAATCGCAGGATTAACGGTGGAAAGAATGATACATGAACCTACAGCCGCCGCTATATCATATGGATTAGCATCACGTAAATTAGAAAAAGATGAAATTATAAATGTATTAGTATATGATTTTGGTGGTGGAACATTAGATGTTTCAATAGTAGAAATATCTGTTGATGAAAATAATCACAATATATTTACAGTATTAGGTTCAGCAGGAAATACACACATTGGTGGAGCAGATTTTGATAATAAATTAGTGGGATTTGCATTAAATAAGTTCAAACATAAATATGGAATAGAATTAAAAGGTGTATCGTCATTATCAATGCAAAAACTAAAACAATCGTGTGAAAATGCTAAAAAAATATTATCAGTAAAATCAAAAACACAAATTAGTATAAAAGATTTTCATGACAATAAAGATTTAATATTTAATATTACAAGAAGTGATTTAGAAATAATATGTGGTGATTTATTATTAATATGTTTAAAACCAATAGATGATGTTTTAGACTGTTGTAATTTATCAATAGATGAAATAGATGAAATAATATTAGTAGGAGGTATGACAAGAATGCCATCTATTCAAAATAGAATAGAAATGAAATTTAAAAAAAAACCAAATTTATCATTAAATCCAGATGAAGCTATATCAATTGGTGCAAGTTATCAAGGAGCAATATTAAGTGGAATTTTAAATCCACATACGGATAATCTTACATTATTAGATATAACACCACTTTCATTAGGTGTAGATACATTAGGAGTAATGGATGTATTAATAGAAAGAAATACAATTATTCCATATTCTATTTCAAAAACATATACAACTGATAGTGATTATAAAAAATCAGTTTTAATAAAAATATATGAAGGAGAAAGAACATTAACTACAGATAATATATTTGTTGGTGAATTTGAATTAAGTGGAATAGAAGAAGCACCAAGAGGAATACCTAAAATAGAAGTAACATTTTCAATTGATGTAAATGGAATAGTAACAGTTACAGCTGAAGATAAAAAATCAAATGAAAAATCATCAATAATTGTAAATTCAAATAAAGGTAGATTATCAAAACAAGAAATATTAAAACTAATTGAAGAAGCAAAAGAATTAGAAATAAGAGATGAAATTGAAAGACGTAAAAAAATGATGCATTATGAAATAGAAGATTTATGTACAAATATAAGTGCAAATTTAAATAATTCTAATTTTAAATTAAGTGAACACAATAAAGTAATAATTAAAGAAGATATTACAATATTAATAGAATGGCTTAAAAGTAAAAAATATTATGAAAGAAGTGATGATGAATTAGAAAAAACATTAGAAAATTTAAAAAAAAGATATGGAACATTAATAGTCAAAGGTAAACTTGAACAAGATAAGGAAGTAAAATTAATGGAATATAATAATGGTACAAGTGTATATGAAAATGAAGATGATGAAAATATAAATTTAGAAGATGAAAATAATATAATAAATATAGTTGATGAAGAAAAAAAAAATATAATATCTGAAGAAGAATTAAATGAAATAAAAGAATTAAGAAAAACATTATTTGATTTATGTTATTCAATATTTGATATTATATGTAATGATGGATTTATAATTGATAAAAATGATAGACAAGATTTAAAAGATTATATAGATGATACATTATTATGGCTTCATGTTCATGATAAACCTACAAAAATAGAATATAAACAAAAAATAGATGAAGTAAATGAAGCATGTGATAAAATAATAAATGAATATGAAACAAAGGATAAAAATATATTTAATATAAGTGAATTAATGAAAAAAACAGATTCTAAAACAGAATTAGAGAATTTAGCATTTACATTAAAAATAATGATAGATGAAAATAAAACATTTTTAAAAACAGAACAAATAAATAAATTAAAAATAAAATTAGAAGAAATATTTGATTTTTTATATAAAATAGAAGATAATCTAACTAATAATAATAATAATGATAATAATAATGATATTTATAATATTAAAAAAGAAGAATTAAATACATTTTGTGATGAATTATATAATGAAATTAATGGAATAAATTTTAATGTTAATGTAATAAATACATCAAATATAATTCTTGATAATACATCAGGAGGTACAGATATAGAAACTTTATTAAAATTACGACAAGAAGATGATATTAAACAATTATTAATAGATAATGATGAAAATGACAATTTATCTTAATATATTTATAATTTTACTAAATAAATTTTCTGCTTCAGAATGAATATTTTTTATATAATTTAGTTCATCATTAATTTTTTTTTTATTATTTTTTTCTTCTTCAATAATTTCATTTAATATAGAAACACTATCATATAATTTTAAATATTCATTTTTATTATTATTTAATATATTTTTAATTTGTTCAGATATATCATTAGAATCTGTTATACTTAAAAAAGAATTTATATTAATACTATCCATATAAATAAATATAGAAAAAAATAATATTAGAATAAACCAGATAATTCTGTAATTTTAAATTCATCATTTGATAATTCTGCATTTGGTGTTGTAATATTATATGATTTAATATTAGATTTTGTTAAATTTGTTTTATTTGTTAAATCAGTTTTATTTGTTAAATCATTTAAATCAGTTTTATTTGTTAAATCATTTAAATCAGTTTTATTTGTTAAATCATTTAAATCAGTTTTATTTGTTAAATCATTTAAATCAGTTTTATTTGTTAAATCATTTAATATAGATGTTGATGAAAAATCATTATAATTGTGTTTATTAGAATCATTTTTATTAGAATCATTATTATTTAATTTATTTTTATTAGAATCATTTTTATTAGAATCATTTTTATTAGAATCATTTTTATTAGAATCATTATTATTTAATTTATTTTGTTCATTTAATTTTAATACTTGTAATACATTATTATTTTGTTGTTCTATAGTATTATTTAATTTTAATAATTGTGATTGAATATTTTCTTGAATTTTTTCTAATTTATTTATTTTTGTATCAATAGTATCAATTTTCATAATTTTAATAAGTATTTCATCTTTTGTCATTTTACATATTTTATTAAGTGCTCCAACACTATAACGAATTAATATATCTTTTTGTTGTTTTTGTGAAGGGTTTGATTCTATTTGTTCTAATAATAAATTTGATAATTTTAATATACGTAATAATAAATCATATATAAATTTTGTATTATTATTTTTTATTGTCTCAATTTCTTCAATATTAGATTTAGATATTAATTCAGAATTAATTTGTTCTTCAACTTTAATTATATCAGAATATAAACCCGCCATTAATTCTATATTTCCTGTAAATGGAGATTCTAAATGAGATATTATTTCACATTTATCATTATTATGAATACAAATATATTTTTCTATAATATCTTTTGATGAATTAATATTTGTGGATACTAAAAATGTATTATTTTTATTAAGATATTTAAATAATTCTAATATATTAAAAGAACCAATAAATAGATTTGAATTATCATAAAATGAAAATGAATTATTTTCTTTATCGTGTTTAACCATTATTAAATTTGTATTTTTATTTATAATATTATAGTTATTAACTATACCTCCATTTTGTATATTTTGTTTATTTGAATTATTTTGTATATTTTGTTTATTTATATTATTTGTATTATTTTGTATAGAATGACTATTATTTATTGAATTATTGATAGATTTTACTTTTTGTGTGTTTAACATTATAATAATATCAATATATAATATTATTATATTAAATCATTTTTATATATTAAAAAAATATTTACTTAGATTTAGATTTTTTAGATGATTTTTCTTTACTTTCTTTACTTTCTTTTTCTACTACTTTTTCAGTAGTTTTTTTAGAACCACCTTTTTCTACTTTTTTAACTTTAACTTCTTGTACTGGTTCTTCTACTACTTCTACTTCATTTACATTATCATTAAAATCTACATTAAGAAGATCAGCACAATTTGTAAGTGGAACTTTTTTTACAATATTATCATGTTTATAAGTAAGTTTAGCAGTTCCACCTTCTTTCTTTTTAATTTCAACTACGACTGGTTCTTCGAGTTCTACACGTGAACCTTCATATGAATATGATTTCTTTTTGTTTCCACGAGTACATTCTTTAATAAGGAATGTAATTTTCTCTCCAAGTTTAACTTCATTTTTATCAACAACTCGTGATAAAGCTTTACGTGCTGCTTGTTTAGGCTTTTTACCAGAATAACGACCTGCACGAACTACTTCACCTTGTTTATTTTTATAAACACAATGGAAGTATCGTTTTTTAGGATCATCTTCTTCATCAACTTCTTCTTTAGCAGATTTAGCAGATTTAGTAGATTTAGTAGATTTAGCAGATTTAGCAGATTTAGCAGATTTAGTAGATTTAGTAGATTTAGTAGATTTATCAGATTTAGTTGATGTAGATTTAGCAGATTTAGTTGATGTAGATTTAGTACCTTCAGCTACTAGAGCTACTGGAGCTACTGGAGCTACTGTAGCTACTGTAGCTACTGTTTCAGATACTGTTTCAGATTTAGATGATTTTTTATTAGATTTGGTTTCTTTTACTGGTGCTGATACTGGTGCTGATACTGGTGCTGATACTGGTGCTGATACTGATGCTTCAACTACTTCGGTTTTAGATGATTTTTTACTAGATTTAGTTTCTTTGACTGGTGTTGGTACTACTACAGTTTCTTCTTGTTTTTTGGATGATTTAGATGCTGATTTAGTTTTGGTATTTTCTGACATATTATTATACTATACTTATATAATTATTCTTTTAAAAAGATACGCACTCAAAATATACTTAAGGAAATTTATATCCCTATTTTTTTTTATTTTTATATAAAAATAAAATTTATTAATATATTTTATGTTAATATTTATATAAAAATAAAATTAATTAATGTTTTTTTTATGTTATTATTTATATAAAAATAAAATTAATTAATGTTTTTTTTTATGTTATTATTTTTATACTAATTATATATAATGAATACTATAACATATGGTGAAATTATATTACATTATTTAAAAAAAGACTATGAGTATATATCAAATGTATTAAATAATTTATCAATTCATGTAGAAAATTTATACGATAATTTTGTGTTAAATACAGATGATAAAAATAAAATAAATATTTTAATAAATGAAACTATAAATGTTCTTAATGATTATTATAATTATATGAAAAATATATTATCAGGAAATAATATTAATAATAATAATCATAAATTTGATATAAATATAGATATTAAAAATATAAATAAAATTTATTGTAATAAAATAGATTTAAAATCAAATTTAGAAATACTTGATATATTTAAAGAAAATAATAGTATAGAAACATATAATAATTTTAATATATGTGATTTTAAAAAAATAAATTTAATGATAAAAAAAATATGTAATAACATTGGATTATCAAAGTTAGATGAAATAATAGAATTATATTCAATAAAAAATATAATAAAATTAAATAATGATGAAAATGAAAAATTAAATATATTAAAAGAATTATTTATTCCAATTAGTAGTAAATATTGTGAAGATAAAAGATTAGATAAAAAAAATAATTTTTTTGAATTTATACATAAAAAAGATATTGATAATAAATATGTATTATTATTAGGTAATGTATATCAAATAAAATTAAGAATTAATAAATTTAAGACAGTATTAGAAATTAATGGATATTTAAAAATAGATCCTGTAAATTCATTTATAAGAACAAATCAAATTAATAATAGTTTTATAACAAATAAAAAACAATTAATTATAAATGAAATTGAAAAAATAAATGATATAGATATAAATTTTAAAAATTCATATGTTAAAAATTTATCAATTGGTGAAATATTATCATATGATGAAAATAATATTAAAAAAAAAATAAATGATGATTATACAAAATATTTAAAATATTCAAATATGATATTTAAAGGCGTTATGAATGAATTTATACATTCAGATTTATATATGAAATTTGAAATTATTAGATTTCTTTTATTAGGTTCATCGACATCTATAAACATAGCTGCACTTTTATTTGGTATAACAAAAGACTATAAAGAATCAATAGATAATAATTCAAAACCAACATTAATATCTGATTTAATTTATAAAAATTTAAAATTTTTTTGTCAAGCAAAATTAAAAAAATCAGATACAATATTATTACAAGAATTAGAAAAAATTAATTCTATTAATACAAATGATATTGATTTAAAAAAACAAATTTTAACAAATAAAAATATGCCAGATTATGTAAAAAAAATAGCATTACATAAATTAGATGAATTAAAATCTAGTTCTTCTGAAAATTATAAACATATTGATTATGTAAAAACACTTACAGAATATCCATGGATTGGGCAAAATTATTCTGATATATTTAGTATTTTAAATAATGATATATTACAAGCTAAAGAATTTATAAGTAATGCTAAAAATAAAATGCAAGATTATATTTTTGGTCATGATAAATCTAAAGAAATGATTATTGAATTAATTGCAAAATGGATATCTAATCCAAAAAGTATTGGTAAATGTATAGGATTACATGGTCCACCAGGAGTTGGTAAAACCTTATTTGGTAAAGCACTTGGTTATATATTAAATATTCCATTTGCTCAAATAAATGTTGGTGGAATAGATGATGCATCAATATTATCAGGTCATTCATTTACATATTCAAATGCTCAACCAGGACTTATTATTAGAAAAATGGTACAAGCTGGTTCACCAAGATGTATAATTTTTATTGATGAAATAGATAAAACAGGTATTAAATATGGTATTAATGAAGTTATTAATGTATTAATACATATAACAGACCCAAATTCGAATGAAAATTTTAATGATAAATTTTTTCAAGAAGTTACATTTCCATTAAATAAAGTGTTATTTATATTTTCATATAATGATGAATCAAAAATAGATAAAATATTATTAGATAGAATAGAACAAATTGATGTTGAACAATATTCTCTAAATGAAAAGATAATAATATTTAAAAAACATTTATTAAAAGAAATATTAAATGAAATAAATTTTACTGAAGATTCTATTAAAATATCTGATGAAATTATTGAATATTTAATAGAAAATTATACTAATGAAAGTGGTGTTCGTTCATTAAAAAGAAAATTAGAAAAAATATTATTATCATTAAATTTAAATAAATTATATCAAACAGGTGTTTATTTAAATAATACTAAACAAATAACTATTGATAAAGAACTTATAAATAATATTTTACAAAAATCTCCAATTAAAATAAAAAAAATTATAGAAAAACCACATATTGGTATAATAAATGGTTTATATGCAATGAATAATGGTGGTGGTGGTGTTTTACCTATATTAATATATAATATATATGATAATACAGAAAAATTTAAATTAAAAACAACAGGATGTTTAAAAAATGTTATTGAAGAATCAATACAATTTTCTTTTACGATAGCAACTAATATAATAAAACCGGAAATAGTACAAAAATTTATACAAGAAAATAAAGATGGATTACATATTCATACTCCTGATGGTGCTACACCAAAAGATGGTCCATCTGCTGGATGTGCATTTACAACAGCATTCATATCAAAAATTCTAAATAAAAAAATAAAAAATGATATTGCAATGACAGGAGAAATAGATGTTAATGGTACTGCGAGTGCAATTGGTGGACTAGAAAGTAAATTAAATGGTGCAAAAAAAGCAGGTATTAAATTTGTATTTATACCAAAAGAAAATGAAGATGATTATGAAAAAATTATAAAAAAAAATAAAAAATTAATAGATGATAATTTTAAAGTAAAGATTGTTAATAATATATACGAAATTCTTGAATATGCATTAATAGATAAAGAAAATTATGATGTTTATGAAAAAACATTTTGTTGTGATAAATATCTACAATTTTATTAAATTTTATTAAATAAAGGTTTTATATCAAATTTTATTTTATTTTTATCTGAAAAATATCCAAATTCTAAAGTTGAATCATAAATACCTAAATTAAGATATTCTAAAATAATATTAGTTTTTTCAATTAATATAGGGCTTAATAATAATGTAATAATTCTCAATGATTCAATCATAATATATCTAACTTCATTAAATCTATTTATATCTGATTTTATTAATTTCCAAGGTTCATTTATTTGTATATATTTATTTACATCTTGACAATATTCATATATTGTATTAATATATTCATTTAATGATGGTATTTCCATATATTTTTTACATAATTCAATAGAATTATTTAAATTTGATATAATATCAATATCATTTAAATTTGATAAATTAGGATGATTAGGTAAATATTCAGATGGATTTAATTTTTTACTTAAACATCTACAAGCTAAATTACCAAGTGTATTTGCTAATTCTGTTATAATTGTTTTTATTTTTAATTCTGAAAAATTACTATCGCTTTCTAATGAAGATACTCTTAAAAGAAAATATCTAAATTCATCTAATCCATATTTTTCTACTATATCTAATGGATTAATAACATTATTTAATGATTTTGACATTTTAACATTGTCATTTAACCACCATCCATGAGAAACTATTTTTGATGGTAATGGTAATTCACAAGACATTAAAAAACTTATCCAATAAACTGCATGAAATTTTAATATATCTTTTCCAACAATATGTATATTTGCAGGGAATATATTTTCATTAAAATTTGTAGCAGTTTTATAATTTGTTAATGCATCAAGCCAAACATATATTATATGTTCAGAATCATTCGGAACTTCAATACCCCAATTTGATATAGATTTTTTTCTAGATACACTAAGGTCATTAATATCATTTTCAAGAAATTTCAATATTTCATTTTGTCTAAATGTTGGTAAAATAGGATTATTATTATTTATATATTCAATAATTTTATTTCGATATTTTGAAAGTTTAAACATATAATTTTTTTCTGTTATTTTTTCAACTTTATTATTTGTTTCTTTATATATTTTATATATATTACCAGTTTTTTTATCTTCATAATCAATAACCATATTATCTGGAACAAATGTTTCATCTGAAATACTATACCATCCTGTATATTCTCCTAAATATATATCCCCTTTTTCATACATTATATTCCATAATTTTTTAACTTCATTAATATGGTCTTCATCAGTTGTTCTTATAAATCTATCATATTCAAAACCCATTTTATTAAAAGTTTCTTTAAAATTATTTGAAATTTTATCTGTAAATTCTTTTGGACTTAAATTATTTTTTTCAGAAGCTTGTTGTATTTTTAATCCATGTTCATCAGTTCCAGTTAAAAAATAAGTATCTTTTTTCAAAAGTTTATTATATCTATTGATAACATCTGCTATTAAAGTTGAATATACATGACCAATATGAGGTTTTGCATTAACATAATAAATTGGAGTAGTAATATAAAAGGGTTTCATTATTATAATATTTATAATTAAATAGTTAAATAATTAAATAAATTGATTAAATTTCATTTTTTTATTTATGATAGTAATTATAATATATAAAAGATGTATAATATTATTGTTAAAAAAATTATTATTAAAGATAGTTATAAGAAATATATTGATAATTCTGAAGGATAATTTTATTTATATTTTACAAAAAAAAATATATAAATATTAATTAAAAAAATATAAATAAAATTAAATATAATTAAATAAACAATATAAATAAATACTTAAAAAAATAAAATAAAAAATGAAATTTAATTAGTTTATTTATAATAGTTATTATAATTATAATATATAATATATAAATATGAATAATACTATTGTTAAAAAGAAAAAAATTATTATTAAAGATAATAATGAAAATGAAAATGATAAAAAAAATGAAAATGATAAAAAAAATAAATTAAATAAATTAAAACTTATTGATTTATGTGCAGGAACAGGTGCATTTTCATATGTATTTGAATCATCAAAATGTGTCGAAATTGTATTTTCAAATGATTTTGATGAAAATTCAAAAAAAATATATGATTTAAATTTTGACCATAAATTAGAATTAGGAAATATATGTGATATAGATATAAAAAAAATACCAAGACACGATATTTTAACAGCTGGATTTCCTTGTCAACCATTTAGTATTGCAGGAAAAAAACTAGGATTTGAAGATGATAGGTCAAATGTATTTTGGAAAATATTAAAAATAATAAAATATCATAAACCTGAATGTGTTATATTAGAAAATGTGAAAAATTTATTAACTCATGATAATAAAAATACAATTAAAACAATTATCAATAATTTAGAAAAAGAAAAATATTTTGTAAAATATAAAATATTAAATACTTGTGAAATTACAGATATACCACAAAATCGTGAAAGAATTTATATAATATGTGTAAAAGATAAAAATATTTATGATATGTTTAATTTTAATTTTTCTGAAATTGAAAATAAAGAAATAAAAGAAATGCTTGAACAATATGTAGATAATAAATATTATTATGATGATAAAAATAATAAAATTCATAAAATGATTATTGATTCTGTTAAAGATGAAAATACAGTTTATCAATTTAGAAGAATTTATGTAAGAGAAAATAAAAATAATGTATGTCCAACTTTAACAGCAAATATGGGAACAGGTGGGCATAATGTTCCAATTATATTAGATAAAGAAAAACCAAGAAAATTAACACCAAAAGAATGTTTTAATTTTCAAGGTTTTCCAGATAATTATAAATTACCAAAAATAAGTGATTCAAAATTATATAAATTAGCAGGAAATGCTGTAAGTGTACCTGTTGTAAAACTTATTTCTGATAAAATTACTCCATTATTATATAATAAAATAAATAATATTTAATAAATATTTAATAAACATTTAATAAACATTTATACAATTATTATGTAATAATATATTTTTATGTATTCTTAATTCTAATCTCCTTTTTGATTTATATAGTATAACATTGCCAATATTTTTATCTATAAAATTATTTAATAATATTGATTTACAAGATTCAGAAAAAGAATTAAATTCCATATTTTTTATATTATTAACATTTATTTGAAAAGAACATAAATATATAGATTTATTATAACATATAAATATTATATAATAAATTTTTTTAAATTTTTTATCAATTTTATTTATAAATTTATCTCTAAATATATTAACTATTTCAATACCATTTTTATTTATAAATAATTCATCAAGATTATTACTTGTTGTGAAATTTTGCATAATACTTTTTTCATTTGTATTATTTTTTGATAATGTTAGTATACTAACATCTATTCCAATGTTATCAATAATAATATCAACATTATTATTACCATTTGATACTAATTTTGAATTTTTTATTGATTTATATATAATCCATTCACCTTTCTTATAATTACTAATGCCATAATTAATATTTATATCATCAAAATATTCTTTATTACTTTCTATATCATCTTTAACATATTTTTTTATGATATTTATATCAATAAAATTTGGTATATTACATAATTGAATAATATTATCT